TGTGCCATACTTCTTTGCTAAACCATTACCAACTTTATCTGTTGTTAATGCAGTTTTTCTGACAGACAAATCTGGAAAATCATATCTAAATTTTTTCTTGGGTTTGGTATAACCAGTTTTTACTAATAGTTCATCTATTAATTTCTTTTCACGTTCAATTGCTTTTTTATTTCTTACTATCATATCATTCCTACGAAAAAGGGAGGGATTTTGATCAATGTCAGAGTCCCTCCCATAACCGAGCCAGTGAGAAAGTGAGAGAGGTTGCTCGGTTTACCTAACTCATATTTTGAAGTCTCAAGCCTACATGTTATGCGGACGCTCATCAGCTTGAGACAATTCTTATTTCAGATAAAGAGGGCCTGTCCATCTTATCTGATAACCACCATCGAGAACATTACCTCGAGCGGCGTTTCTTGCAGGCTTATTGTACCCTGCGGCCATCAAGATGTCACCTTTCTTGAACTTCTTGTCGGTGTCAGTAGTGACAACGAAACCCCAACATTGGTGACGATTTAATATTTTAGCATACTTAGAGCCATACTTGACAACAAAGCCATCATTAAACTCAGCAATCATTTTCTTGTTAATATCAGATAACTCTTTTGTACCACCTCTAGTAGTCCAGTTAGCATAATCGCCTTTAGCGAAATTTAACATAGTATCAATACCTGCTTCAAGATATTGAGTTTTGTTATTTACTGTTAATGTCATTAATTTCTCACTTTCTTATTAACTATACTACTAATATACACTGATTCGTTTTAAATGTCAACCCCTAATATTTACTAGTCTCCGTATATGCAAAATCTAACAGTGATAAAAAGTGCAATAAACATAATAACTAATAAAATTGTATCTAACATTACTTTTGTTCGTTTCGTATTACAGTTACGGCGGCACCACCAACTGCACCAGCTTCACAATTCTTAAAGAATAATTCGCCAGCTAAACACCCAATAACTGAATTACCTACTAACTCTTCACCATCTTTTGTCAAGTATGTAGTTTGACAACCTGAAATGAACAGTACACCTAAAATTAATAATACTTTTTTCATATCTTCTCCTATTAAAAGAATATTAAATATGCAATACCACAGATTAAAATAATATCTGCACTAATGCTCCACAACATGTAAGCCCTAAACAACCACTTACCTACTGCTTGTACTAGAGGGTTCTTCATCTGCACCCTCCATTATTTCGAATAATACTATCATATCTTATTTCCTTATTAGTTTACCGATTAGTTCCCAATCGTAAGTTTTTGATAATTCATTTGCCTCTAAAGAAGGTATACCATCTTTAATTAATTTCTTTTTCTTTTTACGATCCAACTCAAAAGACATTTCATAACCAGTTACTTGTTCCAGATACTTGATAGCATCTTGAATACAATCAAACTCTTTCATATCTTTATTGTTATTTAGAAAAGGTTTTGCTACATACATTATTTTATACTCCTTTTTAAGCCGCAATTTTTAATGTTTTTCTACCGGGAGTAGAATAGTCTTTACTAGTGTTTGTTTTATATGCATGACAACACTTACACAAACTTTGCAAATTCTCAACACGGTTATCTGAAGGATCTCCATTTTTATGATCAACATCTACCATGCCGTATCCTACAAATGTAGTTGTTGTACATACAAACCCCAAACGCCCATCTACATTTTCACAAGTGGGCTGTTGACTTAAATACCAACGATATGGGTGTTTACTGTTTTTCCATTGTGCAATAGTTGCAAAACCAGAGGCTTTTGCAGACTTTAAATCTAAATCTCTTTTCCAATCTGCAATAGTTTCAAAACCATTCTCTCTTGCTTGATGTTCTTGATGTTCTCTTACACTAGAAAATCCTGCATTTGCGGCAACAACTTCTGCTATGTTATTCATACCACGATTTTCTGCTACCTTACGACTATGATGCTTACCACATACGTAACCATTTTCTACGCCATATTCTTCACGTACCCACTTAGACTTGCGATACTTTGGGTTCGCAAGTGACGTTGTTAATTGTGCTGGATTACAGCAACCTGGCACTTCACACTTTGGTATACTCATGATTAATCTCCTCAACCTCTGTAAAAAACATCTGGTGCTGGTATGTCTATATTCCAATCAATAGAACCCTCAGCTACTTCTTTATCTTGTAATTGAGCGTTAAGTTCAAACTGCAAAGTTTTTGCTAATTCAACATTTTTCTTTATCATCTCTTTAGCAAATTCTTTCATGCCATCTTCGTTCTCAAAAAAACGATATGCTTCATAATCTATCATACTTAATCTCCTAAGCTTTCAAATTTCTCTTCTACTAGTTTTGTAATCGCTGAGTCTACTTTCAGTGTTTCTTCTAAACCCTTCTCATACAAGATGTCAATAAAGTCACCGACATTCATTTCTAGTATCTCATTCATAATATTTTCTTTTAGATTTTCGTTATGTATACAACTCATAATTTCTCACTTTCTTTTCGAATCACTTACACTATTATAGTACCACATTCAGAGAAAAAGTCAAGTGCTTAAATATTTTTTTCTTACCATCTGAACAGTGTCTTTCACTATTGTTGGGTATACACCCAGGTAAGTACCAGACTCTAAACTATCCTTACTTATTAGCTTCTTATGATGGTGGTTTATTTTATCATAACTTTCTAATAGCATTTTTGCTACAATATCAAAAGTAGCATCTGTTGCTATCGGCTTATCTTCTTGATAGTAAGCATAGGACATCATTAGATATAATGGCACGGCCATATTAATATCTTCTGTTATCTTAGCTTTTATCATGGTATCTAACATTAAGCACCAACCTTTACATAAGGCTTGCTCCACTTACCGATGTTAATATCGATGTAGTAAGCAGTGTGAAAATAATCTGTCATGATATCAGACTTATCGAACCATTTGGTTCCTTTCATTGCTTTGTGCAACTCTTTAAGAAACTTTTTAACAGTTCCAGAGTAGAAACTATCAATGTGATAAGTGTTAACTTGAATATGTCCATCGTCACCTTTTCGAAAGTATTCTGAGAAATCTAGAATACCTTCAGTAACTGTCACAACGAGTGACATATGATGTCGGATAGAAATAGAACCTTTCATACCGAAATCTTTTAGAACTTTTTTTATAGCAGGTGCAAGTTCTTTTTTATCTGCTTGTGAAATATAAGCCATTATACATTCTCTCCATAAATTTCATTATCAATATCTGTTAAAACTGCAATCATTTCTAGATTTGCTTTTTTGCATTCAGCTTTTATTTTATCTTCAATTAAATCTAAATCACCGATACCGTTACCAGCTAGTATCGCTTGATAGTCTAAGAATAAATCTTTAATTTTTTTGTAAACTATTTTTTTCATATTTTCTCTCACTTTCGAATCACTTACACTATTATAGTAGCATACTTAGAATTAAAGTCAACCAATAATTTTTCTTGCATCTCAAAAGCTTCAATCTCATAATCTCTTTCAAGATAGTCAACATCAGTGGGAGCAAAGATATCTTGTCCTTTAACTGATTGCATTATGTGGGTGAACTCATGAAAAATTGTAGTCAACAAATCATCTTTGTCTTGACTCTTTTTCACTCTTAGTGTAAAATATCTATTGTCATCTATATCAACATCAACAGTAGCATCTACTTTCATGTTGTTTTTCATTATAACATCTATCTCAAGTTTTCTAACTTTAGGTAGAAGTTGCTCTTTAGCAAAGATAAGGGCTTTGTCAATCAAGGCTCTTTCTGCTTTATTTGAATTGAAATAAGTAACTAACATACTATTATAATAGCAGGTTAGAATATAAAGTCAACCCTCTTGTAAGTTATTGAAAAAGCTAGGTATTTTACCATTAAATCCATAACCACTATTTAGTCTTTCAATAAGTGATTCGTTTTGTTCTTTACTATCAGACTTCCAGATAATTTGTTTTATCTTAGTATCGTAGACGTAATAAACGCCCTTACTTTTCTTGCTAATATATTGTTTATTCTTTTTTCTAAACCATCTCATACTTTTAATCCACTAAAATCTTTTCTGCCCATTTTCTTAGTTGCCCATCTCATTTTATCGTCTTCATCAGCCCTTTCACCAAACTCAGTATTATCAAATACTGGCCCATCAAGAACATCACCTTGTGCTGATTGTTCTACATCGTAAAGCCTCATCTTTGCCCTATCAACACCTAGAACAAATCTTTTATATAGAGTTGGATCATTATACCTATTTTTGAGTTGCTTTACCATTATCTGACTTAAATCTTCAAGTTCTTCAGTAGATATAAGAGCGAACATGAAGTCGGCAGTTGCTGGTAAACCAAAAGATTCGGAAGTATCTTCTAAACCTAAATCTGAGTTGGTATAACCACTTCTTGTAGTTTGTGTTGCAGATAATATTGGAACATTCTTTTCTACTGCAAGTCCTCTAAGTTCTTCTGCTATAGATTTTATGAGTGTGTATGAATTTACATTAGAACCAGTTCGTATTCTATGTGACATACAAATATTTAAATAGTCAACATAAATGATATCAGGTATAAATTGTCTTTTTAATCTAAGTTCATTTAGTAGATGTCTAAAATGTCCTACATGTGCAGAAGCAGTAGGATATTCTTTTACAATTAATTTACCACTGGTTTTACCTTTTACTCTATCAATCTTTTTATCATACATCTGCTTTGGTAAATTTACTAACTCTTCTAATGACACATTAAGTAAGTTAGCGTCTATTCTTTCAGCAATCTTTTCTTCTGCCATTTCCATGGTAATGTATAATACATTTTTACCATCAAGTAAATTTGCTGAAGCCATATGACACATTGCTAACGATTTACCAACGC